GGCGGTTGTTCGTCATCTTCAGGCATCGCGTCGATCAGCGCGCGAGCATCGTCCATGCTGAGAGCGGAAACACCATCATCCTGAATAGCGGGCGCAGCGGCTTGCGCCGTCGCGGGAGCGCCGGTTTCGGTCGTCATATGATGTCCTTCTGGTTGTTAGAAATCCCAATCTGGAAACAGGAGATCAATCTCCTCTGGAGTCCTGTTCCAAAACTGGCATGGCACGTTAAAAAGGCCCCAATGACTGATGCTCTTTGCCGCGTGTTTAACGCCGTATAGCTTGAACTTAGTCATTTCACTTCATGCCACGCCTTCGGCCGTTCAGCCGTGCGGGCGATCTTTGCGAGTTCAGCGGCGGCCAGTTTGCCGTCATTCAGAACGGTCACGAGATGGGCCTGAACCTTCCCGATGATGTTGACGGCGAGAAACAGCTTTTCCCGTCCCGCCGTGTCGTCGATACCTGTGGAGCGCCATGCCTCCACATAGTTCTTTTCGAGCGTGGCGAACGCCTCTTTCAGTATCTCATCCTTGATCAGGCTTTCGGCGCGCGATCCTCTTGCTGCGTCCCTGCCGAGCTTACTTTCGTCGGTCATGCTTCAAGCTCAGGGTTTGACGGGTCGCATGTTCGCCGCACCAGTTGTCCTTGCGAATGATCGGCCACATGCCATAGTTGCCCGCAAGCTGTGGAGACCGCCTCCGGCACGTCACGAAGCCAGCGCTCGCCGCTCCATCGGCGTAGATGCAGCTTTCACAAGACTTTCCAGTTCCCGCCGCACCTGAAGCATCGGCCATTCGTCCACCTTCTCCTGCCGGAATAGTTTGTGGTTTCGATACCATGGCGTTCTGTCCCCGCTCAGCCAGCGCCAGCATGGAGCCTTGCCGAGCAAGAGCAGAACAGGCTTCCCAAGCGCACCGGCCATGTGAGCATTTGCCGAATCCGTCGCGACAATCACGTCCATCGCCGCAATTGCAGCCGCTGTGTCGCGCCAGTCCTCGAATGTCGAACCAAGATCGGCAATGAAGCCATCCAGACCGAGCTTATGCACCTCATCCGGCCCCGGCCTGACCTGAAGCGAGTAGAACGCGGCTCCCGGTAGATCGAACAGCGGACAGAACGCCTCCAACGTCGCGCTTCTCAACCCGTCGTTCGCGTATCCCGGTGATCCCTTCCATGACAGGCCGACTTTCAGCTTGCCACGCGGCGGCAAATTGATCGGGTCCACGATCATGTAGGGCAAATCGGATACGTTCTCGTATTCGACACCCATCAAGGCCGTTGCCGCCATGGGCGACGTAACGAAATCACCCTCGAACGGCCCGACCTCGTTAATCACGTCGTCGAAACAGTCGAACTGCTCCGCGATCAAAGGAGCCAGCGATTCCGGCCCCGAGAAAATCAGCTTCGCGCACCGTTCTTTCAGCATCGGCGCGAACCGGATGAACTGGATGGTGTCGCCAAAGCCCTGTTCATGCGTCAGGATGACGGTACGGCCCGTCAGGTCTTGGCCCTCCCACCACGGAATGGCGCTCTCGGTGATCGCCTTACGCGGTTTGATGTGGTGTTTGACCTCGAACTCGTACAAGCCTTCGCTCAGGTGGCCCGATGCGAGCTTTGCAATGGCGATGGACTGTCCGATCAACCTCCGCTCCGGATCGGCCTTCTCCGCCATCCGGTAGTAATTCAGCGCGGTCCCGTAATCGCAGCGATCGTGATAAGCCAGACCGATATGATGCAGGACGAGCGCCTTCTGATCGGGCTTTGCCAGTTCCAATGCCCGGCGAAACTGTCCCACCCCGTCCATTCCTGCCCTCGAAAGAGCGGAGGCATAGTTGAATACCGCAATGAACTCGTTCGGCGCGACCTCTGCGCATCGCTTAGCTAACGCAAGCTGTGCCGGACTTCGCGGCGTCGTGGATAGCAGCGTATACTGATCGGCCAGATATTCGGGGTTGTCGGGATCGCTTAGCAGCTTGGCAGCCGTTTGCTTGTAGGCAGCCAGGATTTCGTCGCTCAAGCGTCGGCCTTCGGTTTGTTCTTCGCCTGCTCGCGCATCGCTTCCATCTTCGTATCGTGCGCGTGGGCCGTGGCGGCAATGCCCATGACGGTTTCAGCCATATGAGCGTGATGCTGTTGCTGGTCGTTCCCGGCCTTGCGCTGCATCTCCAAAGCCTTCAGATGCGCGTCGATGACCTTCAGTTTTGCATCCATCTCCGCCTTGAACTGCGCCAGTTGCGCGGCGTCCGTGGCCTTCTGCTTGTCGAGTTGCGCCTTAAGCTGCAATTCCTGCTGATCGTTCGCAGCCTGCGCCTGAATGGCCTGCACCTTCGGATCGGGGGGCGTTGGCGCCGGAGGATGGAGCAATTGACCCGTTTTCGGGTCTTTCGCCTCGGGATCGTTGAAGAACTTGTCGGGGTTGCGATGCCCCATGATCTTGGTCAATTCAGCGGCCGTGTTGTAAAGCTTGGCATCATCGACGATGTTGACCTTGCCGCCCGCGACCATTTCCTTCTGCACATTCGCAAGTGCCATGGTCTGTGCGAACTGCTGGGCCTTTCCACCTGTCCCAAGCCCGACATTGATCGTCATGTCGTCGCGGGTTTTCCAGTTGCGCGGGTCAACCTGCGTCCATGAATTCCGAAGCCTGACAGTCTGTTCCTGCTGACCATGCTTCCGGATCGTACCGTGCAACAGCGCGAACATGTCGCGCACGCCTTCAGCCAGCACGCGGGCAATCATCTTGACCCGCAGTTGGGAGGACGAAAACACCTGCGCAACCGCCGTCGCGCTCTGGTTCTGCAGGGCATTCGCATCCAGACCTTGCGCCTGCTTCGACAAGCCCGTGTTCTGCTCAATCACGCTATCGATGTATTGCAATGCAGGATAGATCGATCCTGTGATGTCCTGCACATTGATCGGATTCAGACCGCCCGGCATCTTGGTCCGAACCACACCGTTAGGTCGGCTCACCAAGAGGTCATCCAGCGTATTCGGCCCGGCGTGGCTTTCCGAAATCTCCATCCGCGCGTTGTTATGCAGATAGATGTTATCCAGAAGCCCGCGCTTCAGTGCCGTTTTCTGCCGCTGCTCCTCCATGGTCACATCGGCCAGAGACAGCCCGAAGAACCGATGTGGCTGCGGGATTGGTGTTGCGGCCGCGAACGGCATGGCATCGAACTGCGTGATGCAGTCCTTGCCGTTCTTCTTCAGGACGTTGCCCTGATCGCCACCCGTAATGACCTGGTACAGGCAAGGGCGACCGCTGCCCTCGTAGTCCATCCTGATATAATGCTCGGTGATCTTGACGATGCGAGCGGCAGGATTGGCCGTTGCTCCCGTTCCTGCTGTGGCCAGATGTTCAAGCACAGTATCGCGCTCGATGGTCTCCATTTCGTTGAGACCGTTGTATTCCGTGATGCCCTTGATCTGGTCGGCATCAAATCCTTCGTCGATCAGATCGCCTTCGGTCTTGGTGACGACCTCATGAAAGCAATAATTGCAGTCCCGGAGGCTTCGTGCCGATCGCTCAATGCCAAATTCCTCAGGCGGTACGCCCATGACACGCACGCGCGACTGCTTCTTCGTGGTGACGATCGTAACATCATGCCGCGCGGGAACAGCCGGCAGACCGTCCATCAGCTTGTCGCCTCACCCAGCGGGGAATCGTCGCTCATGCTATGTGCCACGATCTTCATCTGCCCCTGCGATTGCTGCACGGCAAAGGATAGCATTGCGAACTGTTCCTCGCTCAGATCGTAATACGTCTCGCGCTGTTCTTCCTCGGTCTCTTCCCACCACACCTTGACGATACCCACCTTGGATAACAGCCCATCCTTGAAGAACGAGTGCAGGATCATGAAGCCAGGATTTTGCTGCATGAATACATGGTTCACATAGTCCGTTTCCTGCTGGGCAGCCGTTTCGTCCTCAGGGCCTACAGGCTCGAACCGCACGACCTCATCGGAGCCTGCGAAAATATCCATGAGTTGCGGCAACATGCCATCGATCACGTTCGCCACGTCCTTTGAAACGGCCTGTGAGCGGCCCTCCTCGACCGGCATATCGTCGTCCATCCGGCCGAGATAGTAGTCCATGGCACGCGTGCGCTCTTGCGTAAGCTGCGCCTGTGTCATGGCGGCCAATGCATCAGCTTTTTGCGCCGCGACGAACACCTTCACATCGTCGGCGGTCATCTTGTCGCGCTTCGCCATCACCGCCAGCCCGCGTTCGCGTATTGGATGGGACGGTTGAAGGCGCTACTGCTGGCAGGCTCGACGTAGCACATTGCCATCATACCGATTGAGTCAGCTGCATGGCTCGTCCAATCATGTTCAGGGCCAAGCCCGACATTGCGCCTTTCATCGATCTTTTCATGATAGTGAACCAATGCCTCGCGGCCGGGTGCTGTAGGTCCGTCATTCCACCAGATTCTATTCCCGAGACGCCTCAGCGCCTCAACGCGCATCATTGCAGCGCCGCGACCCTGATTTTTCACGGAAGGCTCGACGCTAAATCCAGCCTCGCGCCAATGATCCTCAAACCGCTTGCCCTGTATTTTATCTGGCTGCACGCCATCATGGAGGTAGTTGACCGCATTCCCCCAGCCGCGTGAGCGCATCCAATTGACATGGTGCGCTAGAACCTGGCCCCTGCTCTCGTAATAATCGAGAACCCGAATTTCCTGCCCAATCCATTGGGCAATCCAAATTGCATAGGCGTCCGAATATTGGCCGGCACCGCCGATATCGTGAAACGCCCTGACAGGCAGCAAAGGATCTGCGGCAACTCTTCCAATCCTGCCTTGACTTTTGGCATCTGCCAACATCTGGGCGTAGTATGCACCCTCTATGGCAGCATCAAACGAGCATTCGAATTCGCGTTCATATTGCGCTTCCGACATGTTGGCGCGGAGCGCAACTAATTCCTCTGGCGGGATGATCCCGGTTTGAGAGGCTTTCAGCGTCAACCGAAACCAGTCAGGAAATTCCTCGCCAGCGTCGTTTCGGTCTATCCTGTAGAACCAATCTCGCCCCGCCGGGGTTCCGATGAACGTTGCCCATCCACTATGATCAGACAACGTCGGCAGGATCACCTCAGGCCATGCCTTTGGATCGATCTGCGCTGGCTCGTCGAGGATAACGCCGTCGTTGTACAGACCGCGCAACCGATCGTAATTGTCGGCGCCGTAAAGTCTGACACGCGCTCCATTAGGATACTCAACGCTAAGCTCGGATTCCCTAATATCTATCCCAGGAATAGGCGACGAGTAGTATTTCAGGTATCCCCAGACAACGTCCTTGGCCTGTGTGTAAGTCGGCGCAATGTAGCTGAACTTTGGCGGATTTGATGCTCTCCCCTTGGTCTCGACGGTCAGCGCCGCCTTGACCATGTCGTTGATGCATCCAACGGTTTTGCCGAACCTGCGATGCGCCACGATTTTGGCAAAGCGTTCTGTTCTGGCGTGATAGGGCTCGAATTGCGGACGCGGCGTGTAGGGGATTACGACGCGCTCGACTGCCATGTCACTTCAAGCTTGACGGGCGAATCATCGTCGCCACCAATCGTGACGGCGGACAAATCCGGGAGCGTCTTGCGCAGTAAAATTTCGATAGCTTTCATTTGCGTTTGGCTAATATCCACGGATTTACCGTCTTTTCCAAACACATGATCGTTCAAGCGATTTAGAAGCTGACTAGTCTGGATTTTGGCGCGAGTTTCCTCGTCATGCCTGATCTTTACCGAGCGCGCTGCCATTGGCTAAGCCGATCATATCCCCAATACAAAACCCCCGCAGCGGGATTGTCCCGGCTGGGGATGAAAACCTTCAGAAGCGGGCGTGAAGCTCGTCGATCAGGGACATACAGGCGCGCAATCGCTGTTCGGCATCCGAAAGACTTCCGGCCATTCCCGTAGGTGGGAGGCTTTGCTTCACAGCAGCACTCTCCCCGTTACCATCGATGCGGCTCAAAAGGTTCTGCAATCGCTCCTGAAGCTGATCGAGGCCGTTCGCCAGACCATAG